AGCTCGTCCAAGTGCATATGACATGCGCACCGGCTCGTTCACGAAAATGAAGAACACGTTGTCGGTTTCAACACCGGTACACAGTTCTGACGGTAAGATGTCTTTTACTACCGTTCGTGTCGAGTTCGAAGCTACGCCCGAAAGCCCTACTGATACCAATGTTGCAATGTTGAATCTTGCAGCACAGGCAATTGTAGCGCAACAGGCTAAGAACTTCTGGCTACTGGGTGCAAAGAACTAGCACCTATACAAATCCCACAAGGAGAATGTATGCGACCCGTTAAGATCGTAGACAACCGTATCTCGATCGACTGCACAATGAGAAACATCGCTCAGTGCATGATCAGTGACTTCCAAGACAACCTCGCCGACCCGCTGTTTTGTCAAGACTTCAATGTTGCATTAAAAAGTCAAGATATCAGTAGGATTCGTGAGGCTGCGCCAGCACCGAGCTTTGATATGGATGAGCCAACGTTTAAGGCCACCTATCAAATGCAATCGTTGTTGAAGAGGCACAGGTTCGAAAAAGACCTGTTTACGGAGGATGATTTGAAAACGAAGGCGATTAATACCTTCCTTGAGACTCAGACTAGGATCGCGAGCATAGATCTTATGGAACCCCGGCTTGCCGGGGTACTCCATAACGCTCGTCGATTCATCGCCCGTTGGTTGGGCCCGTACGATGAAGAAGAACATCGTAGCCTTTGCAGATTTGGAAGAAGAGCCTCAGTAGGAATCCCTGGACGGCTAGCTTGCGAAGCAGCCAGATGGGAGTTGCCTATTTCAGGTTCCAAATGTCAAATCGAATGGTTCGACGCAGAGATGCGTGGTATTGATGCTGTCCAGAATTATTGGATGCACCAATTGGAAAGTGATCCTCCCTCCAAGGAGCGATCCATCTACCATGAGATTGACACACTGAAGTTGACTTTCGTCCCGAAAACCTACAAAGCCCTTCGCGGAATTGTGCCCAATAGCACCATCGGCTCTTACATGAGCTATGGTTTGGGTGAAATGATGCGCAAACGGCTAAAACGGATTGGCTATAATATCAAAACGCTTCAAAAGCGTCATAGAGAACTAGCCCAAATCGCAAGTGACTGGGATAACCTGGCCACAGTTGATTTGTCTAGCGCTTCGGATTCCATATCTGTCGCGTTAGTGCAACAACTTTTTCCTGAAGACTGGTTTGCGGTACTATGCAAATCAAGAATCGGTAAGTTGAAGCTACCCGGTACAAACACCCCTGTGCAGATGGAAACATTCTGTACTATGGGCGTCGGGTATACATTTCCGTTACAAACAATGGTTTTCCTCGCTCTCGTTAAGGGTATCCAGCAATATATGTATCCGCTGGTTCACCCAGGAACGGTATCTGTTTATGGCGACGACTTGATTTACCCAGTCGATTACCATAAATGGGTCACGTTTTTCTTCGGGAAGGCCGGTTTCGTTATTAACCAGGAGAAATCCTTTAGTAGCGGACCGTTCAGAGAGAGCTGCGGCGGAGATTATTACCGCAGCGTGGACGTACGCCCCTTTCAACCAGAAGGGGGTGGTGCAAAAATTCGTGGCGGAAAAAGCTACGAGGCAGTACTCTACAAAATGATCAACGGGTTGTTGTTCCGCTGGTCAGAGTACGAGGTTAGGAGAACACTTTTGTACCTTGTGTCAGAGCTGGAGAGGAACGGGTCCCTTATTAAACGGGTTCCTTGTGATTTTCCAGATGATGCTGGTATTAAGTGTCCTCGTATCGACAGTTGGGATTTTCTCCAACATGCTCGTTGTGGCCGCCCTAAGTATGTAGGACATGGTGTCTTTCGCTTTCCGTACCTGACCTTTAAAGTCAGCACTCGGAAGGAGGACCGTCATGACCCCTATTACTGGGTTGCCCTGCGAGACTGCAATGGTGGACTGTTTGATTACAGTGATCCGATGCAGCTTCGAGCGCCTGTTAGCTTTACTGTTCAGCTGATTAATGAGCTGACAGGAGCCGACAAGCGTACCCCCCAACTAATTTGCAAAACCGTTGGGGCTAACCAATCTACGCGTTCAAAACTCACGCGTAGACGCCAAGCACATGTTGAGACCCACGTCACGGTAAGTGGCGATGGATCTTACACCAGTCAACTAGGTACCTCAACATTTGGGGACCGATGAACGGCGCACACGCGCTAAGAAAATCC